CATTGGTATTGACCTCCAAACCTATTGCGCCTGTAGTCTCGGCGAGTATCTCTGCTTCTTGATCTGGGTAGAAGTGTCCACTTAATCCGTAGGACTCGTTTTCATTGCCAGAGCCGATTGGTAACGTAGCAGGCAGTTTACTGGCCCTGATACGCTGACCTATTGTCCTCATGGTCTGCATACCCTGACGCGCTGCCAGAGCTAGACCCTCTGAAACCACGCCTCCATAGTCAGGTGCGACTTCAATCGCCATGTTAGCGATTATGCCTCGTAACGCACCAGTAGGGACTGTGACTTCATCACCGAGGCTATCCACCACGGTATAACCCAAGCTAATGCCCTGAGCATCTAGCTGAGCCATGTAATTATTTAGAGCGAAGATATAGTCTTGGTATTCATCAGGCTCAAGAGGAGCCTCTGATGCTTGTACCAGTATTCGCTGAAGCGATGCTTTTGCGACTTGAGCAACAGTTGCCATTATTCATACCTTGCTGATTTAGCGCCTTTGCACTTCCACCGTTTGCGGCTTAGGTTGTTTGGCGTATTAGGATCGTTCTGCTTGTCTTTAGGTAAGCCCTTCTTAATACCTAATGACCTAGCACAGTATGAGTCGCCCTTCTTTGTACCAGCGCGTACTCGTGGCCCACCATCGCTTGCTTTACCAGCTTGTCCGTAAGAAACCTTCTTACCAGACTTGGTGACTTTGACCTTAGCTTTGCCTTTGTTTGGTTTTGCCATAAAGAATCAGGGGGCCGAAGCCCCCTTCCTCAGTCAGTCGCTAGACCCCAAAGCCCTTTCCGGCAAACAAGGGGTTAAACGTGGCGTACGCCGGAAGCAAATCGAAACGAATCTTTTGAGTATTCGCGTCACCGTCTGCGTACTTAGATACTCGGATTGACATACCGTCACTTGTAGTAGCGATTGTGTCAGTTGAGTAGAGCTTAGGTAGCTTAACAGTACCCATGCCGAACGCTTGCTTCGTGTAGAAGAGGTTAGGCTGGTACAGAGTTGAAGCAGCACCAAGGATAGTTACAACCGCAGCCTGTGCAGGAGCAGCGTCTACGTTGTTGTACTGACCGTTAGCTTCGTAGATAGCCGCACCTGAAACAGTAACAGTCGCAGCGTTGCCAGCGATAGTCACATCTGCGAGTACAGTGCCTGTCCAAGGAACAACAGCGCCAGTTGCGTCAAGCATAGGCTGACGAGTAGCTACGTTGAGACGGTTAACGCCTGCGATAGTTACCATGTCACCAGCTTTGATAGTACCAGTACCCAGACCGTTCAAAGAAAGAACCTGAGTCATAGTGTCTTTAGCTGTGACGTAAGTTGCGTCAGGAGCAGTAGCCAAAGCGCCAGCACGATCAGTAGTAGAACCTGAAGTGTAGCTAGGCAGTGCGTTAGAAGTAAGCGCCATCATGCCACCGAAAGATTGGCTGATTTGTGCTTTTTCCCATGCTGTACGAACAAGGCCATCAGCCGCATTCAAACCGTTCTGAGCTGAAGACAGCGCAGTAGTAGTGAATGGGTTCATGATGTAGTACTTCTCGTCGCTCATAGGAACGCCGATTGAATCCATCAATGCACCAGCACCTGCAACGTCGCCCCAAGCATCAACAGCATTGCCGTGAGTACCATACTTGAGTGAAGCGTTCTTGTTCATGTATGAACCAAGATCAAGCTCAAGGTCAGTCACAATGCGACGCGCCATTGGCTCAAGGATTTGGTCGAGTTGGTCTAGCTCAAGAGCTTCTTCAACATTGCCCCACTCAGTAGCGGCAGTGAAGTAGTCTTGTACTGTACCAGTTGCCTTACCAGCAATGATGTCAGACTTCGTAGAAGAACTGATGTCACCGCCAGAAGTGCGGATTGAGTTGTAGTCGTGAGGACGCTTGAAGTCCACGTTTGAACCCGATGAAGGGTTGAACTTGCCTGACAACAGTTGAGTGTTGACAGTCTTAGTCAGAACTCGGCTTGCCTCGAAGGCTTCTAGGAAGACCCGAGCCACTTTCCGAGTGACGTTACTATTGAGATTGTTAGCCATTTTTAACTATTCCTATTCAAATACTGCGCCTTGCGGCCCTCTAGGTTTGGGGGCTTTACCAGCGCCGTGTGGTTGCTCCAAAGGATCAGGAGCGTTATTTACCTTGGGTTTAAGAGCAGCAGCTTTCTGCTTAACCGTTGTTGCCACATAAACTGCCGCCTGTGTGGGCGACATTTCGCGCAGCTTCTCTAGCTCTAAGAGGTTCTTAGAGAGGTAAGTAGTAATCAATGGCCCTTGGTCTTCTTCCAGTATGTACTGAACTAAGTCCTCGTGAATGCCAAACTGCGCTACTGTATTACCTGCTACTTGTAAGTCCTCTGCCTTAATCCCTAGCTTGGTAGCCTTCTGGGAATAAGACTGAACTCGCTCAGTCAGTGCTTCTTGCTGCTTTTGTTGCTGCTGATAGTGCAGTTGTTCTTTCTGCTGTTTCAGCATTTGCTGTTGCTGATCGAACGCAATAGCTTGTTTGAGTGCCTCATCCCTTAGATACAGTTGCCGTCTGTATTCCTCATCGGATACTGCAAACGGATCTGGTATTGCTGGGACGTTAGGTCGCCTCTGTTCAGGAACTTTAGCCTCTAACTCTTCGAGCCGCTTCTTCAGGGCTTCTGCTTCCCGCTCCTTCTCTCGGAGCTTGAAAACTTTCTTCCCTACAGCCTCATCAAGTATTCGCTGCTGGTCTTCGCTGAACGTGATATGTTTCTCTGGGGTCTCCCCCGCCTCCGGTGCTGATTCGGTATCCTGTTCCTCAACAGAATCTTCAGTCTCTACTACCTCCTCTTCTGTGGTTACGTCTTCCTCAGAATCGTACTCGTAGTTATCCTCTGGTTGCAGCTTGCTCATAATATGCCCTTTATAGGTAAATGCCCTGAATAGGTCAGGTGGCCTAAGCGCGATTATAGCATAGTGTGGTAAAAAGCAACACTTAGAGGTAAATTAGGCTAACTAATGGCGAGATACGCCACGGAGGATGTATGAGCGACTTGTATGAAGTATTTGAGACAGATGACCCAGAGCAGATGCACGACATTCTGTTTGATGTGATAGGACAGCTAATAGAGGCTGACAGGGCCGGAGATAGCCCTATCATTGAGGAGTTGTGGGATAAGCTAGATGATATGGTTACAGAGCTGGTTGCGGCTGTTTAATCTATCGCTCTGTGTTCATCTCTAAACCACGCAATGCAGACCCGCTACTTGCGGAAGCGCCGTCTTTCAGCCTCTGCATCATGTCTGGTTGGTTCTGATTCAAAAAATCTACCAAATCATCACCAGTAAGCGTGTAAGTTATTTCTTGGGACTCATTACTTATAAAGTCGTCAGGCTCTGGGCCTATTGGAATATCAGCAAAACGCTCATCATCATATAAAGATGTATCCCAAAGATTTCTTTCATTGCCTGCTATGTCTTTAATTTTTCTGGTTTGTGAATAGTCGCCAATTTGAAATATCTCATCAGCGTCAATTTCGGCATCTATTATATTCAACCGACCGTAGCGCCTAACGTCATCAAGAGTAACATCGGCCATATCTTTGCCAATATCTCTGGCAATAATACTCGTTACCCAATCTGGTTTTTCTGACATATATACAAGGTCGCTAGTTATGTCCTCAATATTTCCTTCATACCCAGAGCCTTCGGCAACTTCTTTTACCCAATCACTAGTATGAGGCTCAAGATAACCTTGAGGGTCACGACCAATAGTGCCTGCGTTATATAACCTCCTTCTACCCTCTTCTGCATCAGGTATAAGCATTCTTGGCTGCATTCTGGCTTCTGGGTTCATGTCTAGGCCGCGCAGTGCTGAAGCAGCCGTATCTGCCTCTCTAGCAAAATCGTATACAGGCTTGACCCCTGTCTCATCTAACACAGCTAACGTAGAAAACGGCTTTGCCAAACCTGTTTTCGTTGTATCTTCACGCAACCACAAAGAGTCATAGCCTTTTTCTTTTAAAAAATCTGCCATTTCTTTGTTTTCAAACAGCAGATAGTTGCCTTCCTGATAAACCTCTAAATCAGTTTTTCCTCTTTCTATCGTAGAACCTAAAGGGTCTTGTCCTCTTCGAGCTAAAAACTCAGAGATAATCTCTGGGTTTGATTCTGGGTCAAACTGGTTATTAGCTTTTACCGCTACAGGATAAATAGCACCGCCAGACGCATCATACTGCCTAACAATAGCGGATTGTTTAGCAAAGTATTCATCTACTATTTCTTCAGGCCAGTTATCAAAATCTCCATACTGAGCTGTAAGATTATCCCAGACAGCTTGCTTGTCAGCCTGCTTCATATCGAACAAATCTTCTTCGCCAATTCTATCTTGGTACTTGCCTTTCCCTACCCAGTTACTAGCAAATTCCTTGTCTGGACTGACAAAAACCATTCCGTCACTATATCCAGCCTTAAATCCGTCTTGGATGTCTTGCTTAGTGCCGTGGAAAAATCCCTCTGTAAAGCCTTGGTCTCTTAAAGCCGATCTAGCTCCTTTACTTAGCTTTACACCCGCATCACCAATGATAGGCACAACGCCCATCATGTTAATGCCAGCGCCAACCATGTCACCCTGCCCATAGGCTCTTGATGCGTCCTCTACAGCTAGTGCGTCACCAACCACAGGCAAGAAGTCTACTGCTGTTTCAACGCCACCAGCGGCATTGAGAAGCCCCTGACGGTATCCACCCTCAAGACCTGTTGCATCT